TTTTTAGATTATATTTAGATTATATTTGGTATAATCTAGATGCGAAAGTTAGATTTCTACTGTAAAATATCTAAATAGGTTATAATATAGCGATTTTAGATTATAATATAGCGATTTTAGATTATAATATATTTTTACGGGAAAAATTTATAAATTTCTACAAAAAGCAAATCTAAAATCGCTATATTATATTAGATTTCAGTCATATTAGATTACATTCAGATACTTTACAGTAACAATCTAATTGTAGAAATCTAAAATAATCTAACTTTTACATCTTTTTCTTGATCGTTTGCAGGTATTTTATCGGAATATAGTAATGTTCTTTCTCATCATCAGCTCGTTCTGCTCTGGAAAAAAGTTTCTTCTCAAAAGTGTTGAATAAATCTTCATCAAATTGTATCCAAGTTATCTCGTCCGTATAATTAAATATAAAAATAATTGCCTTATCTGTTACCGTCACCTTATCGCAAGTTATCATCGTAGTCGGATACTTATTCTTTACAAAAAATCTGGTCTTGACTTCAAAGACAGCATCACTGCATTCGTAATCATATTTTGCAAACATTTCTGGATTTTCCTTAATTTCGCCTTCTAAGTCGTAGTCATTGAAATACTTTTTTACGTCCGGTAGGATTTCTCTCTGCGCCTTTGTTCCCTTCTTGTAATCTTCTGTATAATGCACCATCTTTATTTTATATATATATAAAAATAAATCCTTTATATTAAAGTATTTCAAATAGATTATTCCTAAATAAATCAAATCTATTTAGAAATATAATCTAAATAGATGGTATAAATGAATTCGCCGACTTATAGATTAGCCGAACAAATTTGGGAAGCCGAAGAATTTTTAGGAGTTCAACATTATTTGCAAAGTAAGGAGCAATTTATTAAACAACAGCTTCACCAAGATGAGAATGAATTAGCTGTTAGATTACTTGACCTTGATAAAATAATTACTAACAAAAATATGGAGACGTGGAAGGAGATTATTTACGATCATTTTGAAAAATGCAAGAAGGATTATTTATCAGAACCTAAAGCATTCAATGAAGATGAAATTGATTTCTGGTTGTCAAAATATATCAAGCTTCTTCCGACAGCATTACGAGACGAGATTATTGATGAAGAAGAAGTGTGTGCACTGCTTGAGGCATCAGGTGATGTCTTCGCTGGATACGAAACAATGGAACATTTAACAGATGCTTGGTTGCCTTGGAATTCTGTATTAGAGCGGATAAACTGAAATGATTTTAATATATTCCTATTATAAATGTCTGACAAGCTCTCAATGATGGTAACTTCCGAGGATATTGATCGCTATTTAGATGCAGGTTCTTCTAAAATATTAAAATATTCTGACCTTGATGAGTATAGAACAGTTGAGGAACTTTTACCGAAAGATGTGGATTACCGAATTGTTTTGATCGAACAGAACGCAAATTCTGGTCACTGGTGTTGTATTTTAAGATACGGTAAGACGATAGAATGGTTTGACAGCTACGGAATAAAACCAGACGGTGAACTGAGTTTCATTTCTAAGATGAAGAATAAAATACTTGGTCAAGATGTGAAACATTTGACTCTGATGCTAAATGATGCTATAGCTCGGGGATGGAACTGCATCTGGAATAAGAAGAAGCTGCAGAAGCTGAAGGTTGGTGTTAACACTTGCGGCAGATGGTGTCTGCTCAGGATTACAATGTTGACGCAATTTTATTTTGATTTAGATGAATTTTTAGATTTTATAGATAAGAATTTTAAAGGAGGAGGATTATCAAAAGATCATATGATTTCAAATTGGATTAAATAATTTAAATACTTTGAAGTAAGAAAGAAGTGTGTCTGGTTATCAACACCTTTTAGACTTGCAAAAATAAAATATAAATTAAATATTTTTATTAATTGCATCAAATAGTGCAGTTAGTTTGGAACTGAATGTTATTATTATAATACGGTTACGGTATTATAATAAGTTTTTGAATAATCTAAAGTAATTTAAAAAAATTGAAATTATTTTTAGGATATAACTTACATTATTAATCATCTAAACAAATGGAACAAATCTATTCTAATCTAACTGGTGGCTCTATTAGTTGTTTCTTGGAAATAATTAATTTATATAAAATTTCTGGAACTTATACAGATTGTCAATTTTCAAAACCTAAAGAATGCGTTAAAAATGTTTATCCTGTATCAGAAAAATTTGTATCTTGTAATAATAAATATTATCTCGAGGTGTTTCAATACAAAAGCTTTTACCATCTAAAAATAAAAAATAATTTGTTAAAAATATACGATTGTAATAAATCAAGTGAAAAAATTGTATTCCAAATTCTGCTAACAGATGATGAATTACAGAAAATAGAAACACATCTTCCGAGATTATCCTCAACCATTAACTACGTTGATCCATCTTTTTAAAGGGTGGTAAATTTGATGTTCCCTTTATCCGTTGTTTTAACTTGATTTGCTTTTGTAACTGACTTTTATCTATTTCTGTAACCGTTAATGGTGTTAATTTATTAATTCTCTTTGTAGGTCTAAAGACTGGATAATCCGCATTCCCGACGTCCTTCCATTCCTCTTTTCGCCATCTGTCAAGCCTTCGCTCTTTACCATCTTCCAAGTAAGTTCCACCTAATTCTTTATATTTTTTTACGATGAACTGGCTCTTGAATGCAGATGGTTTTGAATATTTTTTATCCGCTTCTTCCTTCGCAAGTTCGTAAATTGTCGGATTATTAATTATCGGCATTTATATTACTAAAATATTTTATTCTTTTGTTCTTAATTTGTAATCCTTGTGATATTGTCTGAGTTTTTCTTTATTTTTTAGAGCGTATTCTTTTTTGTATTGTTTTATTTTTTCTTTATTTTCTAAAGCGTATTCTTTTGCTTTATTTAAAAATAGTTCTTGATTTTCTTGGTAATATATTTTTTTTTGTTCTTGTAATTTTTGTTTATTATCGTTTCTGTATTCTTTGTCAGTTCTCCCTGATATCCGTAGATTTATACATTTTTGTAATCGTTGATGTTCTCCCTCTTTTTTGTTTAATTCTTCAATATTTAAACAAGAAAAATTTTCAATTAATTCTATCTTACAATTTTCTAATCCGTATTTTTCAAATAGTATTTTAGAACAACAAGTATTATTTTTTTTAAAATCGCTTCTGTGTCCGCTCATTCGTTCACTAAGTGGTCGTGTTGTTGAACCAATATAAATATCTCCTTCATCGTGGTTAATAATTGGATATATTTTATAAATTTTTCCTTTAGAATAGTCAGGCATTATAGGTTATTATAGGGTTTTATATCTAAGTCATTTTAATCATTCTTAATGTAATGGTCTTGGATTGTTGATGTAGAAGTCCCCATCTTAAGACTATCCTCTTTTAGTTCATTTAAGGTGTCCTTGTATTTGTCCGTCAAAAATATCTTTCGTAGCATTGAGACACCGATTTTCTTTCCAAATATTCGGTTCAAAATTCTTGTAAAGTCGTTGTTGTTAAGAAATGGCTTTCCATCGAATGAAACTATAAATGGAACTGCTTCCTTCTTCATCTCCTTTGCAAGAGGGTGGTATTTCAGATACAGATCAATCATCTGTCGCAGCTCGTAGTCGATCGGTTCCGACTGTTGCGAATATGTGCCCTTGGTCTTGTAATTGTTGAACTCAAAGCGATTGTCAGGTAAATTCAAGACATTCGACAGCGATTTGACAGGTGTGTCATCCTTGGGTGTATCTTCCGCTACGCTTATAGATGCAACTGCTGGTTCAACAGCTTTAGTGGTCTTCTTTTGCTCCGCTTTAGCCTTCACTTTTAGAAGAGTTACCGTCATATCCTGGTAATCCATATTCCGACGGGGACGCTGTAGGACGTATAATCCTAAAATTACTGCGTCAAGTAACTTGTTATACTGCGCTTCTGTGATTTTTCTGCCTGTAAGTTCTGGAATGACACCCTTTAGCTCTTCGAATTTGGATTTGATTTCTTCTTGACTGAGCCAGTTGTCCGTCTCCTTCGGTGTCTTCTCGTTACTGGTCTTCAAATCCTTGTTAATGGCTTCTAATGATGGGTAATATTTGTCGTAAAGCTTCTTCATCTTCGGCTGTTCGATCATCTGCTTCAAGAGAGAAACTATCGCTATAATGTAGGTACTCCTTGTATTTGGTTTTA